TAATTCCAAGAACAGTGAATGTAAATCCAGATGGAGATGATCCAGAATATGGAAAAATAGTGGACGTGATTCCACTACCACTTGGACAATTAAATTCAAGTCCAAAGAAAGTTACTTTATTTCCAACCACAAAAGAGTGGTTTGATGATGTAGTAACGGTTGCAATTCCTGTTGTATTGGTATATTTAAATGTAGTGATTCCTATTTCTGGCCAACCAACAAATATATGTGGAATTGTGGAAATTCCAGAATTTATTGTAAAACTTGTAGATCCTAAAGATGTCAAAACTGGGAATACTTTTCCATAAATGCCTGTTCCATCTGGAAATATTGTTGTTGTAACACCAGCGTGTTGAGCAGCACAAGCAAAGGGTAAATTATGTAAAAATACCTCTTTAGCGGTTTTATTAGATGGTAGATTGTAATTTAATAGTCCATGTGGAGAATAAGTAACAATGGTGGAAATTCCTGTTACATGGTCATAGGAGAATGTTTTAATACCTATCTCATCATATCCACAAGTAAATGCAATGCCAGATAATCTTACTTGATCATTTTGTTTTAATCCATGGTTTGTAGATGTTGTTATAGTTGTTACTCCACTCACGGTATCATAAGACAAGTTTGAAATGTTTATGATATCTGTTCTAAATCCACTTGATTTTGATAATAAATTAGGTATTTTTAAAACATCACCTACTTTATATCCTACTCCAGGATTATCAATCTTAAAAGAAATAATATCAGAATTTTCACCAACTACCACTGAAACCTTTGCTCTCTGACCAACTCCAGAAGTTCCATTAGTATAAGCTATTCCCAAATTACTATATCCTGTTGGAATTCCAATAACAACTGTTGGTAAGAAACTACTGGTATATCCGCTTCCTGGATTAATTATAGTAAATCCAGTTATAGTTCCACCGGCGCCGACTATAGCCGTAACGCTAGCTCCGAATCCCACGGTAGAAGCTATACTTACCGAAGGAACTGATCTATATGCAGATCCAATACCAGTAAGAGTTAAAGATGATATAGTGCCAGCAGCAGAAATTACTGCATTTGCTGTGGCAACTCTTGGAACTATATAACCAAATCCAGAATTAATAATATCAACTTTAGATATTTTACCAGCGGATGGAGTTCCAGTTAAAAATTTAATAATATTAGATCCAGGACCATCTATTGTAAAATCAACTCCAGATTCTTGTGAAACATTATTAATGAAAATAAGTGGATTATTATTAATTTCGGATCCAAAATTAACATCATTATATAAAGCTTGTGTAGTTTGACCATTAGTTTTAACTGTGAATTGTGTAGCTGCAATTCCTGTAAAAGATAAAGATATATCATCTAAAATAATATTTTTATCTTTTTGTTGTGTGCTATCAAATTTTCTAGAGAATACTCTCCCTGCGAAAATAGATCCAGTTTGAAGTCCAACTGGTCCTATTTTTCCATATGGAGGTGTTGTAAAATAAAGTGTATCTCCAACAATATTATAATCACCAGTTAAAACTGTAGCTGATGCGCCAACAGTATGTACACCAGAAATAGTTCCTAAGAAAGATCTTTCAACTTCTAAAATTCCTGTGCCTGCTACTCCTATATTTTTAACTTTAATATATTCATTATTAATATTAATTATATCATTACTATTCAAAGAAGAAATTCCAGAAGAAATTGATATTAACGTTGTAGAAGCACTAGAAACTGATGATCCTAGACTTACAGATAAAGATTTTCTTCTTAATGAAGTTTGAACTACTCCATCAATAGAAATAATTGTGCTTGGATTTGGATCAATATAACTAAATGAATGAGTTGTACCAGTTCCAAGAGACTGGAGATCAAAAAATATTGATGTTGAAAATCCAGAAATTTTAAAATTATTATCATCTATTTTATAAACAAAAACATTTTTAGGTATAACATTAGTTCCTAGTTCAGATGGTAAGAATGAAATAGTATCAGAAGGATTGATTCCTCCAATATAAGTTCCAGCGATAGAAACAATAGACGTGGTAGCATAACCTGAACCACCTTTTAGAAGAGTAATGGAATCTACTCTTCCAACAGAATTTCTAACTACTGTAAATTGTGATAAAGTATCAGTTGAAAAAACATCAGAATATGTAATGTTTGATTGTGTTGATATTGCTGTAGGACCAGTTTTTGTTACCACAAAGGTTAAATTATTTGTTGGATTGGTTCCTCCCATAAAGGTTCCAGCAATACTTACAGTTTCCCCGACAATGAAATTTTTACCACCACTCTTTAAACTTATACTGGTGCTCAGCGGTTGACCAGTAGCTCCAGAATACGTTATAAGAACATCCACAATCGCCCCAGTTCCAGAAATACTACCTATTCCTATAGCATCAAGAGAATATTTTGTTGTGGGTCCTACAGGACTTAGTATTGTTGATATTCCAGTTACTGTACCTACATCAATATTGTATCCATTTTGAAGGATAGCTGTTCCGTTTGCTGTGCCGATTCCCATCAGTACAGTTTTTACTCCAAGAACATAAGAGGTTGTTGCAATACCTATTGGAGATCCACTACCATAATCATAACTTAACTCTTGTCCAGTTTGGAAATTATGATTAACTAAAGTAAATTTATTATCAATTAAAGATATTACTGATGTTGAAAATCCACTAAATTCTCTCTTAAATAGTGGAAATGATTTATTTTTTAATTTAAACGAAGAAAATCCAACTATAGAACCACCTCTAGCTAAATCTGGGTTTAAGATATTTGGAGCTGCTGTTGTTCCAATTCCAATTATTGTAGTTATTATCCCTACATAGGTTTCAATTGCAGCCTGAACATTTGCACAACAATTTTGATTGTAATTAATATTGCATGATTTATCTTGCAATATTGAATTATTGATATATTGCGAAGTAGTTATAAATGCTTTTTGTACTGTTCCTCCAGAAACATATGTATGTGGAATAGTTGAAATGCCTGGATTTATAGTTAAAGTTGTTGAACCCAATCCAACAATTTGATATGTGAATCCTTTTGGTGATAACGGGGGATTTCCATCAGGTCCAGCCCCTAAAGCCGGAAAAGTTGCCGTTTGTATGCCACCACCAGAATTACAAGAAAATACTAAATTTTTTAAAACAACCCAATCGCCCACCTTCACATTTAAATTGGTTATACTTGTATTAATTCCAATGGTTTGAATACCAGTAATATTATTGTAAGAAGAGTTTGATATTGAAAAAGTTGTTCCTAATTGATAAGAAGTTTGTACTCCAACATTATTAATAATAAATTTTGATATTTGAGCTATATACTTAAAACCAGCTATTGTCTGTGTAGATTCACCATACACATAATTTGTTCCAGTTGGTGACCAATATGAAAGTCCAGCCGCAACTGTTTTGTTGTTTGATTTATACTTCACATCATGAGAAATTGCATCAACAACCAATCCAACATCTCTTGCACAAACTGTTCTATTCCAACCTGGGCTAGTAGTGATTCCTGGATAAGTAGCAGTTATAAATCCTACGACTTCTTCCTGAATAAACGATCTATTAGCTTCAAGAAGATCTGAAGCATCGGCAAATGTGCCATCAAGTTTTTGAATAGAAGTTCCATTGAACTGAGAACTTATATCATCAATTTTTAATACTTTATTTGTTTTATTAAGAATAAACCTTCTAAGAGCAACGCTTCCTTCACTAAAAAATACTCTTTCTACGGAACCATCATCTAATATATCATCTTCATAAACTAAAGCAAAGTGATTTTTTTCATTTGTATCAACTACTTTATCTAGATTGATTCTAAAAGAAGAAACATTTTGAGCTACTTTTGGTTTTAAATTAGTTGATGCAGCTATTCCTATTTGAACTGAACTAAGACTCGGTTTTGTAAGAATTACCAAATCAGAAAATTCTTTAAATCCTGATGGGTGTATTATAGATCTGACAGCTTCTTTCCAAATATTATAAGGAATTTGTCCCTTAATTGAATATGAAAACTTTTGGTAATAAAAATTATCTGATATTCTTTGTTGGAAATCATTCAAAATACCAACAGAATTATCTATTTGCCCTATCTTTTCTCTAGTAACTCCTAAAGTTGCATTTAATTGGAAAGTGTCAAATGTTTCCACAACTCCTTTTATTTTTGAAACATCACCAAATAGTTTATCCCCAATATTCAATTCTCCAAAAGATTTATTAACTCTTAACTGATTAAGATCATTATCCCAACCATTTTCCATTACAATAGCTGAGAAATTTTGAGCAGTAACTTTTTCTTTAGAAAAATATTTAGAATCATCTTTTAATATCATTTCAAACACTGGCATATCTTTTTTATTAATTACTGTGCCCAGAGTTTTTTCATCATCATATGTACCAAATTGTCCGGTAGAAATACCCGACATACTATAAGTAACAGTATTATTAGAACTGTTTATGCCTACTACAGGAAAAAATTTATAATTGTATTTTGAAGAATTGAAATTGGCTTTCCCATTAGTATTTGGAGTTAATCTACAATTTTCAATAAAAATTTCATCTCCAACTTTAAAAGGATATTTTATTATAGTTGATCCATATCCAATATTAATAAGAGGATTTTCATTTATACTATTAGAAAGTTCAAGAGTTACTAAATTTCCATTTACAGTTATAAAATCAATAGCATATCCATTAGAATTGTAAATAGGAGTAATTTCTAACGGGGCTTTTAAATCATTAACATTATCAACTATATTTACTTTTGAAATTGATCCTCCTTGAATAGTAGCTTTTAAATTAATATATGGATGATCTTTTACAATGAGAACAGGTGCAACATTGTAATTTTTACCTCCTGTTACAATTCCTATGTAATCAATTGTTCTAATATCTTTAATTGAAATTACTGTTGGTACACTTAAAGACGGAGACAATGTTGGATCAGTTGGATAATCAAATCCATCTTTAACTCTATCAAAATTTTCTACTTTACCAATTTCAGATGAACTAAATTTGATAATAGCATCTTTACCTTTTTCTGTAAAAATTTTAGTTACTGCAGGAATTTTTTTATATCCTCTGCCTTTAAAATTAACTCTTAATTTGTTAATTGGACCGTGAGAAGTAGTAGAGGTTGTTGTATAGTGTAGGTTAGCAACATTATATTCAGATAATTCCAAACTATCTGGTTTTTTTGTTAAATTTAAAGTAAAAACTTTAGATGTAACTGCATTTACTTGGAAAGTATTTTCCAAAATATGTTTTTTAATACTTATTTTATTTCTACCAACAACTTCATTATCGGATGATATCTCAGTTTTTCTTACATCAATTGGACTCTTAGGAATTAAATTGTAATAAAGTGGACCTCTGAATTTTGAATTCCCAGTATTTAAAATAACTTCAGCTTCTGTTTGTCCGGCATTTTTCTTTCTAGTTAAAATAAATCCTTCTGATCCGGATCCAACAATTTCAATTCTTTTATTGTAATCAGCATCTTCATAGAAAATAAATTCCATTTCACTTAAACTAGAATCAGATAAATTAAATTTTATTTTGGAACTCTCAACGACTTCTATCGGAGGATTGATTAGATATAATTCCTGAGAGGCTCCACCGCCAGATCCAAAAATTATTTTTTTATTTTTATCAATATCACTATAATTATCACATAAACTAATTTTAGTTTTATCATTTTTAATTACAAAGTAAACCCCATTATCAGTTAATCCAGAAATTGGGCTAACTGAGCGATAAACAATTTTGTCACCAGTTTTAATTGGATATGTTCCAACATCTATAGTACTAGTAACTGTTGAAACCCCTGTAAATGAAAATGTCTTTTTATTTGTTACTAGTTTTCTTATTTCTGGATTATAATATACATCTATATTTCGTTCTTTTGCATCATTAACTATTACTTTTACTACATCTCCATCAATTAATTGGTGGTCAGAACTGGTAGTTATTACTCCTACATACCGATCATAAGAACCAGTGACCGTTGAATTTATCGTGCTTAATGAGTGTGCAAATCCAATTGTTGAATAGGAAATAAAATCAAGAAAATAAACAGAATTTAAATTAGTACCTATACCAGATGTGGTCGTATACCCAACTGTAGATATTCCAATATAATCTGGTGAAAAATTAACTGCATAAACAATTTGACCATTATTGAGAGTAAAAGACCCTATGCCACTAAAATTATTAGTTACATATAAACTTGTTCCACCAAATCCAGCGCCATATACTAAAGGTTGTCCAGTAAAAAATTTATGGCCTGGGAGATAAATTGATTTTGCTGGAATAAATCTAGTTTCTACCGAACTAGTACCAATTCCAACTAAACTTCTAGTAACGCCGGCTGTTCCAACTCCTACAGTTTCTTTTGGATCAAAAAATACAATTTCATTAGGTGGAGTTGATAATTTTGGTTCATTACCTACAAAAGTAAACTTAGTGGGTAATAAAAATACAGTATTTCCTGCCGAATGCACTCCCACATTTTCAAGTCTGTTAACATAAAATGCGCTTTTTTCTGGAAAAATTTGAGTAATTCTTAAAATTTCTGTTCCAATTCCTATTAAGTCATTAGTTTCAAATCCAGTTATATCTTTAACAATTATAAAAGTAGATATTCCAGTAGTTGCAGTTGAAGGAACATCTTTAGATAACTCAACAGATTTAGTAGAAACTTGAATTGATGTATTCACTTCCAATGATGAGTGTGTTTGTGTAGAAACTCCTGATATTACTACATTTTCTCCATCTAAAAGTTGATGTGGATATGTTGTTTTTGCTGTAACATTTTTACCTTTTACATCAAAACTCACCAATCCGTTATCACTAATAATTGAAAAATTACTTATAGTTTTCCCTTCAAGTTCTGAAACAATAACACTAGCTCCAGATCCTTCACCATCAAAACTTTGGATATTTAATTTATCACCGACTCTATAATTTGATCCTTGAGAAAAAATTGATATTGAAGTTATTCCTGAAGACTGTACTTCTCTAACTCGTATTTCTTGTTTAAAATTATCAGAAACTTTATCAATAAGATCATAAAATGAATTATTTTTTGTTAAGTAATATGGTCCTACATTTCTACTTATCTGCAATTTGGTAAAATCTATATCTTGAGTAAAAGATGGTAAGAAATTTTCTTCAATGGGGATATCTTTAAAATATTCGCCAACAATATATGGGTAAGCGGGCGTAGATTTTGCATTAGAATCTACAGTTATATTAATAAAATAAGCATAAGTGCCATTTGGATATTGAGGAGTTAAACAAAATCTTCCATTAAATTCATCAAGATCCCCAAAACCAGTGTAAAGATAGTCATTTATAAAATATCCAGGATCATATCCTGGTGGTCTATTACCAGAAGTTAAATCTGCAACTAATTCATAACTTGAATTAATTTTTCTAATTGATCCCCCAGCGGCAGGATCGTAACCATATGGACCATATATTGGATTTCCATCATAAGCATAACCAAGAATAGGTGAATGAGAAATTCCAGAAGTTTTTTCTTTTCCACTTATAGTAAAATTATCTTCTAATTGATATCTAAGATTATTTGGTGCATAAAAATGAATATATTCTAATCCAAGTCTAGGATCTCTGCTTGGATACATCATTCCCTGGTCATCAATGGAGATAAAATCTTTTGATTTTATTGGTTGATTTATCTTCCACTCATAAACATCTGCTAAGAATTTAGCTCCTACTCCACGATTAGATATGGTAAGTTGAGTGTTTGAAGAAGCATATCCTACTCCCCCATTTATAATATTAATTCCAGTAACTCTTCCTTCAGTTATAATTGGTTCTAACTGAGCAAATTCCCCATTTCCAAAAATTTCAATATATGAATCTTTTCTATATCCACGACCTTTATTAATAATTTTAACGTCATTAATAATCCCATTTAATATAATTGGTTGAAGTAAACATAAAGATTGAATGGAGGAAAATCCAACTTCAGGTCTTCTATGATAATTTACAATATTTGTACATCCATAGGAAATTCCACCTTGTTCAATATAAACATCTGTAATTTCTCCCAAAACCACTGGTTTTAAGATAGGTTTAGTTATACTTGTAGAAGCAATAGCTGCTAAAGTTTCAACTTTTATTTCTATAGGAGGATATGATATTGTATGTGTTCCTACTCCAATAGTTCCAAATTTTACAAATTTAGCATCTAGTAAGTTTTGATCAACAACAGTAGTACCTACACCAGCCAAAGCTAACTTAAAAGAATTTTTATCAAGAACTTTTATAATATAATCTGCAGATGAAGATAGTCCAGATATTGAAGTATGAGTTGAAGAATATCTAACTATTTCGCCAGTAGAAAATCCGTGACTAAAAGCTATTAAATATGAATCAAATGTATTAATGCCTATTATTTTACCATCACTATTTTTTGATGGAATTTTTACTGATCTATTTGAATATCCAGATCCAGAATCTTTTACATATACTTTAGTAATAGTATTTTTACTTTTTACAGTTGTAATATTATGAAAACCAGAACTTACTCCAGTAATATTAATAGTATTAGATTTTGATACAGCATCTTGAAAAGTATTAAAAAGTTTAATTTGATTAGTACTAGTAACTCCAACATAATAATGTGATTTATCTATTAAACCGGGAACATCTGCGTTACCATTTGAATTATATAATACTTCCTCAGCATCATCAAAATTGTGATTTTTTGCAAAGGTGATAGTATCTGCAGCAGGATTTATATCCGTAGAAGGCCTAAATCCAACATTTATTTTTGATTTTACTAAATTTGATTCAAGAATACATCCTTTTCCATTACCACCGACAATGGAAATTTTAGGTTTTTCTTGATATCCAATTCCGGCAGTAATTACTTTTATGTCTTTTACTTTACCTAATATATTAGCATAAATTTTTGCTCCGCTTCCTTGAACATCAAAAACTTGCATTTCTGGAGTATCAATAATATCATAATTTTTACCAGAATTAGTAACTTTTACTATATTTAATTTTCCAAAATATATATTTTCATCAAATAAAGTAGGTGAAAGTATTTCAACTCCATTATTAAATAATCCAATTTCTCGGTTATTTGTGGATCTTTTATTTTTATCATCAAAAGTTAATGTTCTTTCACTAATATTAAATTTTTTTAATTTTTTTTGATTTTTTAAAGTTTTATTTTCATATCCACCTCTAATAATAAAATTATTATAATTTCCAGGATTTAATTTAAGATATTTTTTGAAGAAAACATCATTTTTACTGTAAGAAATTTTGAAAGAATTAGTATCTATTTTTGTTAAGAAATAATATCCACTAGGAACTCCAGAATTTAAATTTGTAGTAGAATAATATATTTGGTCTCCAGTTGAATAACCATGTTTTATTGATGTTATAATTTCTTGTGGGGTAGATCCAGATCCACTAACATAAACAAATTTTTTAGTGTCTTCTGCAAAAATTTCATTTAGTGGTAATCCACTTGTAGTTACATATAAAGAAGTATTATCAAAATCAATGTAAGTATTTTGAATACCACAAGGTATATCTGATATATTAGAAAAATAATTTGTATTATGTTTTGATTTTATAATTATTTTTTTAACAATAGTAGTATCAATTACACTTGAAGTTGGATTTAATACTTGAACTAGAATTCTGCTGGAATATTTTTTAATTACATCTCCCGTTGCAAATTCAACGGCTATAATTTTTGCATTTGAAATTTTGCCAAATTTATCTTGAATTTTTATATCTTCACCATTAAAAAAGCTGATTTCATCATATAAATTAATTCTGTATTTTGTTAAATCTTGTTGGGTTATATCTTTTACATTATGATTTGTTGGAAGATTATAAATCCAAGTATTAAATCTAAAATTAGAACTTAAATCTCTACCAAATCCAGAAAGTGAAACAATATCATTAACTCTTAAATTAGATGTTTTAGAAAAATCAACATCATTTATAACATTAACAATTCTAAATTCAACTTTAGTTGTTTGACCTAGACCAACATAAGCAAAAGCAAATTTATTTTCAACTACATCTAATCCAAAATCTAATTTTTTAGTTACACCAGAAACTCCTAAAAATTGATTAATTGATGTATCTGTATAAGTAACCTCAATAAAATTTGAATTTTTTGGTTTTATAAGTACTTTGCCAGACTTTGAAAATCCTAATGTAGAGTCAACAAGTATAGAAGTTGCTCCAATTGGAGTTTCTTCCATAATTTTAGTTTTACCAGTTACTTGGAAATTTCCAGAAAATGATGTAGAATCAAGAGATATTTCATAAAAATCCCTTCCATTTATAGGTCTATACTCTACATTAAAAATAGAAGCGCTAGCAGTACCAACTCCAGATATAGGTTGGAATAAAAAGTTACCTTTTACAAAAGATGGATCAAAACCTTGGTCCGAAGTTCTTTCAACCAACATATTTTTAGTAATAAAATATAAGTTGGAAGAAGGAACAAGGGTATAGTCTTGAGGTTTAATTAAATCAATGTCTTCACCATAAAGTATCTTAAATAAAATTTTATATGAAGTATCAGTGCCTTTTGATATATAAAAATCTTTAGCTTTAGATAAAATATTTTGAATAGATATTCCAGTAATAAAATTTCTAGATTCAAATCCAGGTAAAAATTGAGATTTAAATTTTGTAAAAAATTCTTGAATGAATAAATTACTTAGATTATAAACTATAGATTCAGTTTGATGTTCATTTGATGATGTTTTATTAAAAACTAGAAATTGAGAGTTATCTAAAGATTTTAATGAATCAATTCCACTAAATCCACGAAAACAATCTATAAAAGATGTTTTGGTTTTAGATTTATAAGTTATTATTTCATTATCAATTTTAATTAATCCAAATTTTTCTGGAAATCCATTTGTTGAGACGACATTAATAGTATTATCAAAAGAAAGTACGGAAGATGTTAGAGTTGTTCCTGGATTTAAACTTTCATAAGTAAAATTGTCAATATTTTTGTAAGATGGTAAATTTTTTACAATATCAATTGAACCAGATTTAGTTTCTAGTGATAAAAAATAACTTTTGAGGAATTCTTTGAAAAGAGGAGATTCTTCATTCAAAAATTCTGGTATTTGCGACTCTAAAAGGTCGTTAATTTTTACTTTTTTAATATCCATATTATCTCGTATAATTTCCGTTTAGATAACTAGATGTTGATGTAAATAAAGTTGCAGAAGTATTTTCTCCAGAAATAATAATATCTTCAATTGTTGTTATTTTTGAATTTTTAACATCAAGTTGTAAATACAATTCTTTAAGTCCAACAACGTCATTAGATTCTGGAATCGCTTGCACCTCAATAACACCACTTACTAAAGATGTTCCTGTTATATTTACCACTTCTAAAAGAATATCTCCTGTTGTGTAATTAACAGTTCCAGCATTATTTTTAACTGTTATTGGTAAATTATTTTCCATTTTGAAAAAGAAAATTTTACCAGTTGTGGAGTTAGTATTTGGAATATCAGCCATATAAAGGGTTTCAGCGACATCTTTAATTGTAAATCCACTTGATTTTATAGAATATCCACTTTTTTTATTATAAATTTTATTACCAAAACATAATTCATATGTAGCAAACTCTTTTAGTTCTGGAGATAAATCTCGTCTCATTCTTACTTTTGTAATATTTGAAGTTATTGCATTATCAGTATCATCAATAAGAGCATTGACTTTACTATACTTAAATCTACCACCAAAACTATTAATATCGGTAGATTGAGAATATGATGTTAAAGTATTTGAAACTTTACTCCTAATTGTTTCTGGATTTGAAGTTCTATTTTGATTATAGTAAATTGTAGTATCAATTTCAATATAAAGATAATCAAGATCAACTATTACTGGTTGAATACCTGCAATAGAATATTGTTTTAAAGATCTTAAAATATTAGCTTTAGTAATTTCTGATAAAACTACGCCATTTCTTGGTTTTATTGATATGAAGACTTTACCATATTCTGGTGGGGTTAATTCTTCTCCTCCATAAGAAGAAACAGATTCAACATTAGAATAAATGTATGGTATCAAAGATTTATAATCGTTTGCAGTAACAGCTCTATATTGAGAAGCATAAACTCTCGGAGCAAGATATTTAATTGAATCAATTTTTTCAATTTCATCTCCATTAGCAGAGATTGATTCAGTTCTTAGTAAAGATATTCCTGTAGTAACTGGAATTTTATTATTATCTTGAATAAGTCCAGTAAATGTAAAATTAGAAGCACCATTTCCGGAAACTCCATTACTAATAATATAAGTAGCAGTTATCGTACTTCCAGATTCTAGTTTTTTACCTAAAATTCCATCTCCAAATCTTAATTCATATTTTTGATCTTCAACTTCTTGAATTAAAAATATTCTTGAATTTTTATCAATATTTAAAATATTTGAATATGCTGAATATGTTTCAGAAACTTGATTTTTTACTGATACTCTAATAGTTGTTGTATCTATATTTACGTTTGGTAAAATAAATCTTTGATTTGATTGGGATGCATCTACAATAAATGTGGTAGTTACAAAAACTCCCTCATAAATTTTTATCCCACTGAAAAAAGATTGACCATTACTATCAACAGGAACAGTAATGTCATCTGGAACTGAAAATATGTAATTTCCTTCACGCACGGCACCGACGGCAACCTGTCCCGCGAGTAATTTGAGTGTCCTAGAGTCAGTTTGACTCATATTCACGTCAAAACTGATTTGGGCTTGCGCTGAACGCCTTGATCTGGGCACATATCCAATGTTACGTGCAAGAGAAACAACATTTTCTCTGAGAGTTGCACTATCTAAAAATACTTCATTAACTGCCATATTAGAGTTAAAGGCAGTAATGTAGCTATTATAAGCAAGCAAATCAATCAGTGTAGAAAAATTTGAGCCCTCAAAATCAAAGTCAGTAAATTCACTATTTGTTCTCAAATAGTCTTTGATCTGAGTTCTTAAATTTTGAAAATCTAGATTAGTGAACTGATTGAAGGACATTAGATTCTAGTTGGCTGTAGAATAAATTCTATTATTTGCACTGGAAGAGGTAACCCTACGATATCATATGAGATTCTAATATTTAAATCGTTTGAATCTCTTGGATATGTAACAAGACTAGATGCATTTTTAATTCTAGGCTCAAAGTTTTTCAAAAGTGTTGTAATTTCAAGTTCAAGATTATTTGCTAACTCTGGAGTTTGAAGTTCAAACATTGAGTCATTAACATTTGTGCCTAAAATAGTATTAAAAAATCTTTCACCAATTCTTGTTCTTACCAAGTTAATGACAGATTTTTTAATTGCATCCTCATTTGTAATTGCAACAATATCATTAGTCACAGGATTTCTTACAAATGATAGACTTATGTCTCTAAATTTGCGAGAAATCCTTGCCATTACCTAAACAAATGGTATTTATTATATGTATAAGACCTTTTTACCACTTTTTTCCGTAGATAGGTTCAGTACCATACTCCCAATCATCATAATCTTCATCATTGCGAATGATTTCATGAAGATTTGTCTGTTTTAACAGGTCATGTTTGGGTGCTTTATCATACATAACCTCAGAAATTACTTTTTTTTCGTTATTTTGATCATTTATAGGCAATGAATGATAATCTGTGATCAATCTTGTGGTTCCCCACATCTCTTTCATATAATTTTGATTCCGATCTGTTGGTAAATTTGACATTTTAGCTCCTGATTGTTAAAATCAGAACTTTTTACGGGGTTGCTATCCCGAAATGTCATCTGTTGATGAAATTTCTACGTTTTCACCAAGAACTTCTTCCAAATATTGCTCTTTCCAAAAACTATATTCTTCTACTTTGGTTAATTTTTTACGAATTTTACTTAATTTAATCTTAGATTGACATAAAATTAAGTTAATTCTTTGTTTATTGGTCTCAACACCTTCTATAAAGGTAGAATTTGACGATATATCGTCAAAAAATTTGTAATATGGAAACTTATTGTTATAAAATTTAACCCAATTTTCAATATGAATCGGTCTCCAAAAAGATTCAACAATAAAAATGATGACATCATGACCTGATTCAGGCACAATGTCATCTATAGGAGTTTCTACAATTAAAGTTTTAGGTCCAGAAACGTAAGGAGAAAGATGTAAGTGATCTTCAGAAGTGGAAATTTGTGAAATCCACTCACTAACTAACTTTTCCTTCTCAGTCATATCAACCAGCCGCTAATGGTGAGTTCGGATTTGATTCTGGTACAAATGATTTTTTAGCTTCAGAAGCAACGTTGTAACCAAAAACATTTGCATTTTCTGGTGGTGCTTCTGGTGCATCTGCTAGATTAGGACCAGATTTTGGTACGATTACTTCAGATTCAGACATTTTTTTCTAAGTTAGCTATTTTAAATTATTTAGACTTCTTACCTTTATTTGCTTTTGCTTGAGTTTTAATGCCTTTGTACCTTTTATCTGGTCTGCAGAGATTACCTTCTCTTACAGTTCTTTGCGTTTTACTCATTTGCCTTGTCCTCTGTAGGGTTTACGAGCATTATTACGGCTCGTTGCTGCATATTTAGTTCCTGCACCTTGGCCCTGCCGAGTTTTCTTCGGAGGCCCAGCAATATAATTACTCTTATTTAATCCGCCTTTTGATTTTACAGCCATTTAATACCTCACAGATGGTTTTATTTACGCGCCCAAAACGCGCCAGACATAAGTTTCTAGGGTTTCAAAGAACTCAGATAATCCGAGTCTTCTCATGTCCCACACGAATTCCAGGATGACACCAGATCTCAAAACCGGCCTTAATTGCATCTAGACAGAACGATACGTCCTCTCCACACATATCCTGAACTTCTCCAGAATCAAACACTTGCATCTTTGGAGCGAACCAAGGATACTTCATCTCAGAATGTTCAAAGACACCATGTTTGATTAATACCCAACCAAAACCAGTGTAATCTACCGTGAAGGGCTTCTTACGCTTCGTCATCGTCTCACCAGTTTCATGATTCATGACTCCACCATTGTTCTTGAAGTCATCTTCTTCAAGCCAGTGAGCAACAGAACTGGTGTGACCATCCTCTGTCATATACCATCCAGCTGCAATATCTTTGTCCATTGCAACAAGTTGATAAAAGTTTTCTGTATTGAACACAATATCACTATCAATCCAGAGTTGATAATCATAATTCAGTTTACCATCCCAGGGAATCTGGTCAGGACCGCGAAGAACATTTGCACCGAGACACTTGCAACGTGCAAAGTTCACCATGGAAGAATAGTCCTGTGAAATTTGAATACTTGCACCAGCTTGCACAAGATCAAAACAGAGTTGAACAAAATTCTTCAGAAAGATGTAAGAACATCCGCGACCAGGCATACAAAAGATAATTGACTTACCTCGTACAAGTTCTCTCGCAGCCTGCAAATCAAACTCGTCTTCTTTCTTCTTTGGAGTCGGAGCGTTTGCTTTAATTGTAAATCCTTTTGACATAAAAATAGAATAGCGACGTAATCATTCTACCATTACAAATCAAATCATGCAATGGTTTCTGGTTTATTTATAGGTTCAGTTGTAATCTTAGAAAATCTATGTTCTGGAAGTAAATTGCAATATGCTTGAATTATTTCAACTTTATGATTTAAATCACATTTCAATACATTTGTTGCAATTACTTCTCCATCTACAAAAATGTTATACACATTCTTCCTCCACTTTCATCAACAGGTCTTCAATTTCATTTTTAAGGGAATCATTAATAACTAAAATCTTATCTGTATGAAGACGATGTTGAATGCATTCAATTAATAGATCTCTTTCATTGTAATCTAGTCTTAAGTCCATATATTCGTTTGTATTCTCTTCAAACATTATATATCATTTTATATTCTTAAGGGATATCTTATTATAACATATATTTTAAATTTGTGTAAGCCCGTGAATAATTGTGAAGGGGGGTTTTGAAGATTTTTGGCCGGCAAAAAAAATTTTGAATACGATGAAGCTTTATGAGCGCTTTTTGGGGTCGTTATAGATTAGGGTAGTTTAGCGTTTTTAAAACGGGGGCCACCGCGCCCCGCGCCAACATAAACCGCGCACAAAACCGCTGCTCAAACTGCGCCAGATTACACGAGAACTGCTGCTCCTCCAAGGTGTATTCGTGTCCCCTTAAGTGCTCATAAGCCTTCAAGGGGACGCTACATCAACCTCAACAAGCCTTAGAGCATTTGTTGTTTTTCTCCACTGCAGCTGCCTCACTGATAGCACCATGCAGGAAGGCCCCTTTAGGAGCAGCATTCGCCCAAGCTCGCTGACCTGTGAGTGCTTTCACACCGCGACGCGAGGGCT